ATGTCAAGCACTAATTCAAAAGATAAAGACAAACCTTCAAAAAGAATTGAATACCGAGGGAAAAATGTCCGAGTTTCAAGAACAGGAGGTGTTTCTGCAACGAAAACATTTAAGGGTGATGGAATTGGTGCTACCATAAACACCAAACACGGACTTCGTCTTCACAAACGATTATTTAAGGGTGCAAGAATGGGTTTCCAAAACGGTAACTTTCAGTTTATTGGGAGGTATAAAAGTGGCCCATTCAATTTCAATGTCTCAAAAAACGGATTAAGTACATCCTTAAAAAATAAACGAGGTTCCTATAACATCTTCAAACCCAATTATTCCAGTTTCAAATTAGGTGGTGTTCAAGTAAGAGGAAAAAACGCTGCTACTTTTCAAATGATCTACATGGTGATCATTCTCTTTGTTAATTTCATTAAAGTATTTTGGCACATTTTCATCTCTTTTTTGTGGTTTGGTTTTTTATCCATTAAATGGATTGTAGACTTTACAATTGGATTTTTCAAAGGTTTTAAAGAAATTGATTCTTAATAATTCAGAAATATTAATGATAACAAGTTTGATTGAAATTTACAAAAATAAATCTCGAGTCTGTGTTAGATTTTTGTGCTACAAAATCCTATGAATTACCATTAAATGCAGGTTTTGTGTTAGAACTAAAAACACCTTCCTTTTTTTAATTTATATTCAAATAAACCTTGTAGAACTTAAAAACTATCTTATATTTGCAGTCTAAATCGCGGGATAGAGCAGTAGGTAGCTCGTCGGGCTCATAACCCGAAGGTCACTGGTTCGAGTCCAGTTCCCGCTACAAAAGGCTAAAAAGCCATTAAGTCAATGATAATGCGGTTTCTGATTACTTGGAAACCGCATTTTTTATGCCTAGATTAGTCGATATTTTAAAAACGGTACACGGTACGGTACACGATTTTGACAAAGTGAAACCAAAGAGAAAATATTCAGAACCTAAGATTTACACTGGAGGTGTAGATGTTTCTAAATGGAATAAATTATCTAAAGAGGAACAAAAAAAAGCCTTGTCAAAACAATGGTACCTATATTATTCTTATCGTAATCCGGAAACAGGTAAGCTAGAAAGACAGGATAATATAAAGGATGGTAATTACTACAAGACTAAAGAGGAACGTTTAGAATTTTTAGAAACACTTAAAAGGAATTTATCTCGATTATTAAAACAAGGTTACAATCCTTTTGATGATACCAAAGATGTTGAAGAAATAATGTCAGTTGAGAATGCTATTGAATTTGCCTTAGATATTAAAAGAAAGACTACTGCAGAAAATTCATATATCAGATTTAAATCTAGAATTAATCGATTTAAGACATATTTATTTGAAAATGGATATTCGCATCGGTTTATGACCTCAGTCGATAAAAAAATAGTGATGAAGTACCTGAACCACGTTTTAGATACTTCCAGTCCAAGAAATAGAAATAATACTCGTACAGATATAAGTTCATTGTTTCAAGTGTTAGAAGATAACGATATCATTCCTTTAAATTTTGTTTCTAAAATCAATGTTTTAAAAGCACCACCAAAAAGGAATAAAACTTATTCGAATGATAAACTTGAACTCATCTATGAGTATTTAGCAGAAAAGGATCCTCAATTACTTCTTTTCATTAAGTTCGTTTCATATAATTTCTTGCGCCCTGTTGAAGTGTGTAGGCTACGAGTTGGTGATATTAATATAAAAGAAAAAACACTTACAGTAAAGGCTAAAAACAAACCATTAAAGCAAAAAATAATTCCTAAAATATTACTCGATCAGTTGCCTGACTTATCTGAATATAGTAAAGATGATTTTATTTTTTCTTATAGCCGTTCTCCTGGTAAATGGGATGCTACTGATGATAATAGAAGAGATCATTTTACTAAACGTTTCAAATCCTTAAAAGACTTTTTTTCAAAGAAGTCCAAAACAGATGATAAGTACTTTAAGCTTGGGATTGAGTATAATATTTATTCGTTTAGGCACACTTTTATAACCAAGCTATACCGTGAGATACGAAAAGAAATGACACCTTTTGAAACGAAAAGTAAGTTAATGTTAATTACTGGCCATAGCACTATGACAGCTCTTGAAAAGTATTTGCGTGATATTGATGCCGAATTACCTGAAGATTACTCTAATTTGATTAAATAAGTATGAATCTAAAATTAAGAGATAAAATTCGTAAAGCAATAGGCAAATTAAGAAATGAACGTTTTGAGAATTTTGCCAATGATATTCTGAGACGAGAGTATTTTCAATTTGGCACATTGGAAACTATGGTTAATAAGGAAGGTAACCAAAGAAAATCCAAACCAGATGCTCATATATTTTGGGAGAAAGAAAACAAGTATTTTATTTTCAATCATACTATTGAAGGAAAAAGCAAAATCATTAAGGACATTAACGATACTCTTAATGGAAAAATACCAACCAATTTAATTTACAAGTATGTTACCTGTACTAATCATCCAGTAGGAGAAGAAAGATATGAATACGAAAGTTTCGTTAAGGAGATTGGTTGTAAATACGAGGTATTATCGTTAGACCGACTAACAGACCTCTCTCTAAAATATAAAAACATCCTCATCAATCATTTAGGTATTGATTATCAAGAAGAAATTTCTTTTAAACTATTTGACTGCGGACACCGTATCAAATCTATAAGAGTAGAGCGTGAAATTTCAAAAAGTCAGTTTATAGAATTAGTTGATATTAAAAGCGAAAAAGAACTAGAGAATATTGAAAACAATGTTTTAGAGTGTTCAAGTGAACTTATTCTAGAGGTATCAAAACTTACTGATGTAAATATCGATTGGATAAAACACGGTACCGGAAAAAAGTATTCTAAGCTTTCTATATATGATTTATTCAATACTAATGTTTACGACCTTATTAAGCAAGGTAGATCAGTTCAGAAAGTGATTATTTGTGTTGAGCCTAACAATATGAATTTGTCATTCCTGTTCAAGTTTACAGATTATAAAATTGGCATTATTGCTAAATATTCTAATTATGCTTTTTGGAATCATGATGAATATTTTAGAGAGACTGGCTATGTTGTAGACCTTCTCAATGAATTGAAAAAGATTTACGACAAATACTCGCATAATGTTTATGGAAGAATAATAAGTGAAGAAGATTCTAAATTAATTCACACATATAATTGTTTTCCAAAAGCTATTGTAGACAAACTTCAAGATGATGGAAATTTCTTTGTTGAATCACTATTTGAAGATGAATTATCAGAGAAATCATATTACAGAAAATATCAATGGTTTATGGAGTTTCATAAACTATACAGAAGCCACATTCTAAATATTGAAGACTAACTAAAATATCTTTTTATGGACCTTTACGCCATAACTGATGTCTTTTGTAATCAAATTATATTGAGCGCCAACACCAAACCCAAAGTCGCCTTTATTGATATAGTTAATTGAAGCCTCTACGCTTTCAATACCTCGAATAGGGCTTAAATTTACACCAGGAGAAAGATAGAACCCTGAGCCATACTTAACAATCTTTTTTTCAATAGTATTGGTAATAGTTTTTACATCAACTTCTGCAGTAACCTTATTTTGATATACGGTGCCATCTGAAAGTATCTCGCTATAAATCTTAGCATTCTCCAAATGAGTAGTGTCTTGATACTTATTTAAGTTTTTAACCAAATCTTCATCTCCTTTAGGAATGGGAGTATCTTTATAAACCGGAACTACTCGATCTTTGTAAATTATAGTAGGCTGTTGAATAGGCTGTTGTAATTGCAACTTATTATTAATAGCTTCTTCTACTACTTTTTTTATATCAATAGTAGTAGTTTCTTTTTCAGTTACGACCTCTCTTTCAGGTTTTAATAAAAACTGATATGTGCCAAATAAAATCAATGCAATAAGAGCGATATCCTTAACATCGATACTAAATTTCCTGTTTAGATTATTCACGACTAGAACTGATTTTGCAAAGCCTGTATGTAGGTCTTTGGCGTTTGTACACTTTTAATCACACTAACTGGTTTGCCGTCTTTGAAAATAACAAAAGTAGGTACCGTTTTAAAGCTCAATTCTTTGCTCAATTCATTTACAGGATAAACATCTGCAGCTGCTGAAAAATATACTATAGGTATATTAGGTAACTTTTGCTCAACTTTTGGCATTAAGGCTTTTACTTCATCACATCTGCTACAAGGTGTAGGATTTGTAAAAAGTATAGCACATACTTTATTCTTTAAAAGTTTCGGGTAATCTGATTGCTTTAATTCTTTCATCTTATTTAGGTTTAAAATTCTTTTAATAATGCATAATCAACAAGCTTATTCCGTTTCCAAACAGCATTAACCATTTGACGATAATCGCCCATTCTATTCCATACTTGACACGCAAAAGACCATCCATTTATAAAGTCTTTTTTTGCTACGCTATAAGGGTTGTAATCAACTCCGTGCATATTTGCATAGATGATTTCAAAGTGTAATTCTCCTTGCTCTTCTGAAAATTTGTCTTTATCGGAATCTCTATAATAATAGATTGGCTTGTTTTGGCGTAAAGCTCTCATTCTGCCTTTATGATAACCACGTTTAAATAGGTTAGGATAGAATACATCTGTTTTCCAAATAGCAGCACCAGGAAGATTGTATTGGTCATAAAAATATAATGCCGTTTTTCCTGCATTGGTAGTTCCAGAACTTACTTGTTTGAAATCAAGACCATCAAAGACATAGAATTTATCATCAAACACATTAAAGGCATCTTCTTGGGATTGCACGCCAATTATTAGATACTTTCCTCTATTTGGGATTGTACCACCTATACGTTCAACTTGTTCAAGAAGCTGATTGTCTGTATATGATTTAATATTGGTCTTCATCTTCCTTTTCTTTTTTATCCATATCTACACCATAGCGCTTTTCTAAATAACCTTTCATTGCAACATCAATCCAATTAGGAACATTTGTTGTAATCATCTTTAGAAATTTATCATAGCCATAACCAAGAACAAATAGAATTCCCATCGAATACCATTCGTTATGGAGTTTTGCTCGATGTAAAGCGTAACTTATAGTAAGTCCAACGATTACTACAATTAGCAAGGTTACAAGGTGTTCCCATGGACGTTTTTTCTCTTTGTTCTGAATAGATATCAGAACACGTAATAAGCCACCTGCAAAAGCTACAGCAGTACCTATTAGTAAAAATTTAATATTTTCTAAATTCATTCTCATTTAATTTATTTAGGTAAAACTTTTCAGCAGCTTTTATAAATAATGGAGCTACGAGTTGAATTATTCCGCTAATGAGCATAATTGTTACCCACATTATATTTACTCCATCAATAAGCTTTTCTTTATTCCATACATCAATAATGTATTTTATGTTTCCAATGTTCTCGAATACGAGTCCAAAAACAATGAATTGACAAAACACTTTTGTAAACACATAAGGAGATTTAATGACAGCTCTACGTAAGTGTATAATGAATGATAAAACTGTAATTGCACAAGGAATCATATAAAGGTATGAGTGCCTTTTTATTGATAAATCGTTATCTATTATAAGCTGCGCTATGGTGCTGAAAAAATCATCCATTAGAAAAACAGTTTTATCAGATTGTTTACATCAACTCTAAACAATACAATCAAAATGATTATAATAACTACAGCAACCCATTTAAGCTCTCTTTTCCAGTTAACCTTATAGTCTTTAAGAAATAATTCTTTTAGATTTTGCATTTCTTTTTTATCATCTATGCTCATTTTTCTATTCTTAATTATATAAGCATATGGAACGAATAATGGAATTTTAAGTAGCAACAAATAGAATCGTTTACCAGTTTCAATAGAACTCTTTTTGTGAGCTTCCATTTCCTTTTTGATAATCAAATCTGCGATGTACTGGTGTTTGAAGTTTCCTGCCACATTTAAAGCGACATACAAAACATCATGTAGCATAGCTTCAGGTTCAAGCCCATGAAAAGCTAAATCTTCGGTCATCGTGGCACCATCATAACTATCTGGATTCTGAACACAATAATCGTAAGCCCATAAATACACATCAATTATTGATTGAGGTCTATTGTATAATTTTAAATAATTAATTAGCCATTTTCTATGTTCAGATAGAAAACTTATGTCTTTATGAAAAAAGTTATTTACACTCATTATCAAGCACCTTAATATGTTCAGATGCTAATTTCTAAATTAAATGAGTGCTTTAATTATGGAATTGCTTGATAAATCCGTAGGTTCTCTTCTTTATCTAATGAAGTTATAAAACTTGCGTTTTTTGAGATAATTCAGATCCTTTTCAAATGAGTATGCTTCTCTTTCAAAAATGATATTTCTATATGCAGTTTTCCAGTTTCTATATTTCGCATATTTTACTATGAAATCAATTAGGTACCATAAGTAAAAGAAAATAAGAAGCAATTCTAATTGCTGTCTTAAATGTATTCTTTCGTGGTTTAATCTAACAGGATTGATATATTCCTTCTTTTTGAAAAATATAAAAGGAAATATAGCCATTGCTGCATACCCTTTTCTAACTATAAATTTACTTACTATTATCATCTTACTAATTTTTGACCACACCAATACGAACCATCATAGACAAAGAACCAACAATCTCCATCTGCAATACCTACACTACTTACCTGTGTGTGAGTTAAAATATTTACTCCATTTGCATGAACAGTTACACCTCCATTAATGCGCTTTACATAAATCATTCTACCAATATGTCTACTAGATGTAGGTAAATAAACATTTGTAGTTCCGTTATAGTAGCAAGAAATATAATCTTCTGTGCCACTTATTGTATGACTAGACCCTGTTACTGTTTTTACATTTAGGAATAGTCCATAGGTTTTTAATCCAAAGAATAATCCGCCATAAGCTGGAGCAGGGTCACTTGCTGAATTTGAAGCCCTACCTACAACACCTGCTATTGCATTATTACCGCCATAAGCTGATCTATTTAATTTACCAAAACCAAGTCCAACGACAGCTCCTTTTATTTCAACTCCTGAACTAGCAGGTAAAGCTTGAGTTCCTGCAAAATTGGCAAATACACCTTCGCTATCTACATAAGAAACACCTGAATTTTGATAAGAATCGCCTGTATGTCTAGCCTCTAATCGACCTTGAGTACTATCGAGTTTTAAAGTATGCTCGTAAGTTCTTGTGCCTCCTGAATTTGTATAAGTAGTCATTGGCGAAACAAGTGTTAACTTTCCGTTAGCACCATCAAATTGAGCTCTTGGAGTTCCATTATACTCGTTTTGTGAGGTAATCTTACCGTCTTTAATAATCCAATCAGCAATGTTGGCGTTTTCTGCCAATAATAAGTTTGTGGCTACACTTTCAAATTGAGCACCAAACGTTTCCCAGTTTGCATCAGACCATGCTAAGGCTACTCCATTAGTTCCATTGTATAAATAATAAACATCATTATATTTTACTACATCTCTACGAATATCATTGTTATAGTATAAAGTACTTTGATTAAATACACCTCGATAAACTATTCCTGGTCCATCATTTCCGTCTTGACCATTAGCACCATCTTGACCATCCTGTCCGTCTTCGCCATTATCTCCATTATTACCTGATATTCTAACAGGAGTAGACCAACTTTCTAAAAGATTTCCGTCGGCATCTTTTAATGCTTTTGACATCCACAAAGGATCTGTTCCTTCAGATGGTGCATCAAACCATCCAACAGGATTATTTCCAGTTAGAGTATAGATGTTGTTTATAAAACTTACGGCTATAAAACCATCTTCTACAAAGTTTACAGGATAACGCCTAAAAACATAATCAATATAGTTGCCAGTCGTTCCTGCAGAACCATCAGAACCATCTTCTCCAACAATTTGTATAGCTGCTGACCATGAGCCACTACCAACTCTTTGGCGCATATAAATATCAGTAGCCTGAAAAGGTGGGTTATGCCAATTGGTACCATCAATAGAATATTGAATTGCAATACTATCTCCTGATGCTCCTGCTTCTGCAGAAACATCCCAGTAATCTGTATTTGTAGGTGCTTTGCCTACTTGTGGCGTTTCACTAGAAAATATATAAGTGCTTCCATTGTAGCTCACTTGGTCGCCTAAATAATAATATTCAGCAGGGTCGTATTCTCCACGATAAACTGCAATAGGAAATACATCTCCTGCAGGGCTTTGAACTAAACCACCTCGAATAGTTAATTTGTCAGGATTAGTTACATTCCAATCCATACCAACTTGACTATTACCTATTTTTAATTGATTAGAATCTAAATCAAAATAGTTTAAGCCATCTATCGATTGAACTCGACCAGTTGTTATGAATTTTCCATTTATTGTAGTCTGACCATAAGTCAAACTAATTCCTCTAACATCATCTACAACGGAATGAACTACACCTATTAAAAAGTAGTAATAATCAGATTCTTCTGTATTGTATTGGGTAGTTGAAATTTCAAACAGTCCATTATTACCATCTTTTACACATTTAGCATAAATATAATAGTGAGTTTCCGGAGTATCTAATACAACTATATTTCCTGTAAGATTCCATTCTTTCACACTATCATCATTAATAGTAAAATGAACTAATGTACCATTGCCACATCTAACCTTATTTGGATTGCTTTCATAATTTGCTTCAATAAGAAGATTACGAATTATAAATTGTTGACCTTTTGAGCCAACTGTGAGCATACTGGTTTCGATGCTTAAAGGTCTTATGTTGTCTGTATCAAAATAGCCGTCAGGGTCAAACAAAGAATCTCTTAACTCGTCAATGTTTCGCAGATTTCTACGAATTTGATTATACTGTACGGTTCTATCAAAACGCTCTATTGCTATTGAATTTTGTAATTCTAACTGATTAGAAAGCACTCTAGTAATGTAGCCAACTGAAACTTTATCACCAACCTTCATAGAATATAGGTAAGGGTTAGCAATGCTTTGCGTAAAACTTATTACTCTAGTTTCAAATGATACTCCAAAATCGGCATCAGAAACCTCAATTATATCGCCAATATTTAGCTGTATTAAATTCTTTCTCAAGAATGGATAATCTGGAACTATATTGTAAATGACATTTGGCAAGCTATTTTCGCTTAAGTATTCATTTGCCTTGGTTAATAATTCCTGTTCTGCATTATCAATATATGATTGTGGCATTTCGATATCATGCAACACATACTTATCGTCTACTTGTGGTTTTAAATCATCATTTGGCAATACTAATCCATTTGTATCTTCATATTGAATTATTACAAATTCTTTAGATGAGTTTGTGAATTGAGTTATCTCAAATTCATATCCTGCTAATAATCCAGTATTAAAAGTCAGTTTTGCAGTAACACCATCTATGAGTTGATTGTTTACATCAAAATCAATAGTATTATCATTAAACTTGAAAATATCATCACCTAAAGCGGTTACAGTACCTTCTCTATGTGGATAAACATCTTCAAAGTTTACAACGCCCTCTATCATTCCAAAAAGGCTAGTATTTTGCTCAATGTAACCATCCGAATTTGGTAATTTTAATCGCTTACTACCATACTCGTTGGTAACATTTCTAGTGCCACCAAATGCGTAAAGACGAGTTACAAGGTTTTGATCTGTTAATTTTTGGCGTTCAATATTTCGAAGTCCATTTTTAAACTCAAATGAAAGCCCTAAATCACTACCTATTTTATCTGCAAAATGTATCGTTTTGCCATCATCAGAAAAGTAGAATTCCTTATTAAATTCTTTACTTATATTTTGAAGGACATTAAGACAATTATTATTTGTAAAGTTTAGATTTTTAGCATCTGTAGATGGCATTGTAGCAAGTTGATAATACCCATCTCCTGCAAGTCTATTAAGATTAACAATAATTAAATTGGTAAACTTTTGTAAATCGCCAACCAAATAAAATTCTCCTTGACCATCCAATAAATACATTGAGTTAATCAATCGATACTGGTCGCTTTCAAAATCAATACTATATTGAAATTGATTTGATTGTACTTTTTTTTCAGATGGTTGTTTGAAAATAGTATAGCGCTTATTACGCCAATTGACATAATCCCCAATTTTAAAGTTGAAAAAAATATCCATTGTAAAATTACATTGGATAAAGTCTTCGCCTTGTAAAGTCTGTTTTAATTGAGTTTTATTATCAATGACAACATCTATGATTTCGGATGTGCCTCTGTAGACTTTCATTAAAACTTAAATTGCTTACCAATTGGTTCGCCATTAATAATAACCTTTTGTAAAATAAATGTTTTTACAAGTAATTGACCCATTTCATCAAGCTCTGGATTAATATCGACAGGCTCCCCTATTTTATCAGTAAAATACTTTTGGGCTGAATTATAATTGGGATAACCAACTTCGATTAATTCATCACCTTTTAGTTTTCCTCCATTACCCAAGTAAGCAAACAAATCTTTAGTTTCTCCATCAATGGTAATGTAAGTAGGCGTATCTGAGCCATCAAATACTAAAGTAGTTTCAGCTAGTTTTTTTATTACCTCTACATCTTTCTCTTCAAATCCTCCTTCTGTAGGAGTTATTTGTTTTTCAATAATCTTTTGTTTAAGACGAAAAGATATTTTTAGTTCTTTACTATCAAAATCATCAGCAGATACACCATCTGTTATAAATGTGTCTTTAAATGCTTCTCCTGTAATAGGATTTGAATAACTGTTATTTAATTGTACTAATTTCATTGTGCTACAGGTAAATTGTTAGTATGTATTTTTGTAATATTTTGAAAGGCTGAAGTCTCAAGAGCAACATTCCATCCTGTTAACCAATAAGGCGCAGTATAGGTGTAATGAGAAAATAGAGATTCTTTTATAACCACTTTAGGGTAACTCCATGTAGAATTGAGTTCTCCGATATAAAAGCAACATTTAGTTCCATCATGCCCAAATCTAACAGTAAAATTTCTGTCTAATTTAGAAGCGATGATTTGCACCGAAGTATTATACCATGATGCTGCCGTAGGAGTATATCCCGATACAATTAAACTTATGGATTCATTTGTTGTATAGTCATATATTTCTACATACAATTTTATCATTGTGTTAGTCCAAGAATTAGGAAGTGTTATTTTTATTGACCCTGTAACACCTCCGCTAAAAACATTTCGTGCGTCTAATGGAGTTAGAGTTGTTATACCATTTTTGTAAATAGCCTCATTGGTTTTTACTTTGGCAGCTAACTCATTAATAGAATTATAACCTGTTTCACTAGACTTTGTTCTGTCGTCTAATTCCTTTAACCATGCAGCAGCTTCAGGTACTGTAAAAGTTGTTCCGTTATGTTGGCGTATATTATTTTGATTCATTTTTTCTTTAGTTTACAAATCCTGATGCTACAAATCCACTATCAACAAAATTGGCAGTTATATTTAGTAGTAATTTGAATTTAATTACATTCTCACCTACAAATACAACCTTAAAACCTTCTGTTAAAAAACAGTTGTAGCTTTCATTCTCGAAAGTTATTACACGGTAGCCACCTAGTGATAGTAATTTTTTAAATTTATCCGTAGTTTCCTTTAATTCACTCGCACTAGAATATGCCATTGCACAATCCAATTCAAAAACTTTAAAATTTCTATGGTCAGATAGTATTTGCGATGTATTAAAAACAGTTGTTGATAATTGCTTTGTAATTGGTACATAATCTAATGGCTTTACCTTACGGATTACTATACCAAAGTCCTTTTTAAAATCATATCCATCTATCAGTAAACCATTGCCACCTACTGGACCTAATAAGGTTGCATTTAATTGTGGTATGCGTTCATTAAATAGTATTGAAAGCTTTGTAATATTCTCATAAGAATTTACTTTTTGAATAGCTTTTACTTTTACTTGGAAATTTCCATATTTAGATTCTAGTAAACATTCAGGTAAATTTGATATTTCATTTACAATTGATTTTAATGTTTTATTGGTTCGCCTTTCATCAAAAACAACATTCAAACTAAATTCTTTAGACTTCCAAAATATATCTTCATCATCCACTAAAGGCTGTTGCCAATCACCCCAGTCATAGAAAGTATCGCCTAATCTTGAAGGCATATCTAAAATGCCATTATATCCGACTAGAATAAGACCATAGTAACTTAACAGCTTGTTGTTTAATTTTTCCATTATTCCTTATCAATGTAGATAGTATCTCGAATTGCCTTTGGGTCTTTTTTTAAAGCTTTTCCTAATGCATCAAGCATTTTATCATTTGAAAACATTTCTTGACTATTTTTAAAGCCTAAACATTTTGCTACATCCTCTAAACTCAAAGTTCTTTCTCCTGTTTTTTTGTCTTCAATATATCTACATGGTTTTCCTTGGAATTTTCCTAAATAGATTTTAGCTGTTGGAGTTTCTTGTATTAATTTCATAGTATTATGATAATAATGTTTCAATACTTGTTAATCTTAATTCCATTACCTCTAAGTGATGGTTGTATGATGTATTTTGTGCTATCTGTGATAAGTAGACTAGGCTTTGTTGAGCTGCTTCCAAACCATTTTGAATGTCAATTCTCATACTGTTTAAAGTACCAGCCATAATATTTGCTTGGTCTTCTGTTATATTAGATATTGCACCTGCTAATCCTGGTTGTTGGTTATCTTCACTTCCTAAACTACCAATACCACTATCTTCTAATATTTGATTGATAGCATCTAAATCATCTTGAGCACCTTGTATCATTTGATTGTAAAGGTTACGTAATGCATCTATTTCATCTGCAGTATAGTTGCTGTCCGAACCTGCATCTGCAAAGGCATCGTAAAACTTTTCAATCTCTTTCTCTAGGTATTTTATTTGGAAAGCTTGTAACATTGCATCTTGCATTAGGTCCTTAAAATTATTTGCAAAGTCAGCTACTGTTCGTTTGCCTTCTTTAAGACCAGATATAATACTGTCTACAATAGTTGCCTGTGTAGTGCCTGTATAAAGTTCGTCTAATTGTTCTCTAAGTTCTTGGGCTTTTCTACGAGCTTCTTCTGCTTTTTGTTCAAGTTCTTCTAACTTGGCAGGATCCGTTCCACTTCCTTTTCCTTTTTTACCAATACGAATACCTAAAAATTTGACTTCTTTTCTTGCTTCTAGTTCAGCTTGTTTGGCTAAATCGGCTTGTTTTTCAAGTTCTTTAAGGTCATCAATAGCTTGTTTTCTTCCTGTGATTTTATCGTTTCCTACACTTTTTGAGATTACATAATCTAGTTTATCAATGGCTTTTTCAAGTTCTTTTATAGCTTCTTCAAACTTGGCAGTATCTGATACAATTTCTACAGTTAGTGCTGAATTAAGAACCTTTAAACCACCTTGTAGAATTGCTAAAGGGTTTCCAGATGCAAAACCTTCTGCTATTTTTCCTGCGCCTTCTGCAACTCCTGCTAACTGATCTAGTAGTTGAGCTGTATCTTCATCGCCAAACTTTCTGAATAAGGCTGATGCTTCTCCTAAAACCCCTGTAATATCACTTATAAAATCCGATGTTTTGTTACCTATTTCCTGTTCAGCTTCTGCGATTTCACCTTGAAGTTTTATTATTTCTTGAGCATACTTTTTCTCATCTTTAAGTTTTTCTGCTAATTCTCGTTTTTTATTAGCTATTCTTGTGCGTAGTTCTTTAAAAGAAAGACTTTCAATAGTACGAGTTAAGTTTTCGTATAAATCTTCTTCGCCATCTATATGTCTTCTAGCAGCTTTTAATTTTTCTTTTTCAGCATCTATTTTAACAGCTATTAATCTTCTTTCGGCATCTGTTTGAGCCTTTTCAGCATCTCGTGTTAATTTATTTAATCTTCTATTTATTGCATTTATAGAAGTGGTGTCTATTTTAACATCAAGAACAATTGGCGCTGGCTTAATAAAATTAATAGGCTCTATTTTTTCACGTGGAGTTAATCTAACATCACTATTTGATGCAACATCAACAATAGTTTTCTTTTTGATTTCATTGTCTTGAAATTCCTTTAACTGATTTCTTAAATATTCAGTATAGTTATCACCTTGCTTTAATAAGGTTTCAAATTCCTTATCTGCAGCTTCTTTGCCTAATTGATTAACAAAATTATTGTAACTTTCATATTCCTTTTTTCGCTCATTAAGTAAGTCTTCAAATCTTTCAATATCAGTTCTATCATCTTTACCTGTTGTAGGTATTTTAAATTCAAAAAAATCTTTTTGTTTTTCTGCAGCTTCTTTTATTCTTGAATTTTTAGAGTTCAAATATTCATCTAATATTGCTTTATCTTTTTTGTATTCTACTGATGTTATTTCTTTTATCTTTTTGATTTCATTATTAACACCATCAATTAATTTAATTTGTTTTTGAATTTCTGCATCATCTACCAATCTAACATCAAAACCATTGCCACCTAATTGATTTGATACTTTACCAATGTCTTTATAAGCTTTAAGAAGTTCTAAAACTTGATTTTTTTTATCATCATCAACTTCTATTGCAGTTACAAGCTTATTATTAATTCTAGCCTGCTCTTCACTAATTTCGTTAGAAGTTTCTTTTATTCTTTTTTTATAACGCTCAAGATCTCTTTCGGCTGCTGAAAATGCAAAACCTTTTGTAGTGGAATCAAAAATAATTTCATTTGTTCTATTACTTTCTTTATTGATTACTTTACGTAGTTCATTTAATTTTTGAATATTGCTTTCAAACTTTGTATTTAATACATCGCTAAATCCGGAAGAGTCAATCTGACCGTTATTGAATGAAGCACTTAAACTTCTAATAATATCTTTTGCTCTTGTCTCTAAATCAATTACAGAATTTTTTAGAGCATCTTTGGTTTCATTAAGTTCTTTGATTTTATTTAGTTCTTTTTCTAAACCAATTCTTGAAGTCAATAACTCATTGTAAGCGCTAAGTTGATTGTTCAATAATACATACTCATCACCTTCTTTACCAAGACCGCTAACAATAGCAGGATTAATCTTTTTAAGCTCTTCTAAAATTTCCCTTTTTCTTTCTACTGAGGTATTGTGGTCATTGTATTCAAAAGTTAAATCGTTTAATTTTTTTCTATGCTCTCTAAGAGAATCAACTACGGATTCATTACCATCTATTAATTTATTTAGCCCTCTAGCAACACCATTACTCATAGCAAGGATAGTATCACCAATACCTTTAGTAGATGCTTTAATTTTATTGCCAAATATTTCCCATTGATTTGCAGTAGTAGATGTAATAGTTTTAAAAGACCTATCAACACTTCCTGCCGACTTAGCCATAGCATCTAAATCTCCAGTTGCACCTTTCAGATTTGGTCCTGCAATACCAATGATACCATTTACAGCTTCTATTCTTCCTGCAAGTTCTTTTAGTTTGTTTTGGCTACCATCCGCAGATTCATACATTTTCTGAAAACCCTCTTGTAGTGAAAGCGTTTTAAATGCACCATCTCCTAAAACTTCATTTGTAGATATAATAGCACTTCTAATTTGGGTCATTGCTACACTAGCAGGAGTTCCTTGTTTGGTAAGTGTAGATATGGCTGCACCTATTTCTTGAAAGGAAATATTACTTGCGGCTGCTATTGGAGCAACTATAGCTATTTGACTTGATAATTCTTCAAATGAAATTTTACCACGGTCTACGGTAGCAAACATAACATCTGCTACTGCTTGTGCATCTTCTGCAGTAAGTTTGAAAGCGTTTAAAATAGTGGTAAGCCCATCTGATGCTACTGCTGTTTCTGTAACACCTGCAGTTGCAGCTTTAGATGATATTTCTAGTATTTTTAAAGCATCTCCTGCTTCAAACCCTGCACCTATTATCTCATATAAACCATTTGCGAGTTTATCTGGCGGTTCTGTTCCTAGTTGCTTATATATGTCAAAGACATTTTTTTCTAACTTTTTGAAATCCTTATCTGAAACATTGGCAATAGTCTTTACTTCTGCCATAGCAGATTCAAAACTTTTTGCCATTTTATAACCTTCATTTGCAATAACAGTAAATGCAGCGACAGCTGCTACAGCTAATGCAGCCCAAGGATTTATTTTAGATATTTTATTACCTAAACCTTGAATTATATTTACAGCATCTAAACTTCCACGTTGTAAACCTGAATTATCTAAAGCTGTAGCAAAAAATAAAGAATTATCTCCTCTAACAATACCCATCTGTTTATATTTTCATTAAAAGTATTTGTAGAGGCTTTATAAATGAAGTATTTTAGTGGCTTATATCCGTAGTTTCCAACGATTGTATGTACACACTCATTATAGGCAAAAGCAAATCAAAGAACTTTAGTAAAGCACTTGAATGCGCATTATCTCTTGGTGGCGTTTATGATGGTAAAGAAATTAAGCTAGAAACCAATGAAGAAATGAGTGCCTATACAAAATGGTTTCCTCTTTTTAGGCTTAATGTACTGCAATGGAAAAACACTAAAGCCTATTATAAAGACAAAGAAGTAGAACCATATAGATTTATGTTTCTAGCAGATTTAAAACGAAAATCAAATCTTAAATCTGTTTTAGACACCTTAGATTTACAGCCTTCCGACACTAAATTCAAATACTATAAGCGTGAAGGAAATCGATTCTTTTTAAAGAGTAAAAATGAATGTGTTGATTTTGAATTAAAGGATAAAGACCTCTACGATTTCGTTGACAAATACAGTATTGGCGATATTATTTCTAAACAATAATAGTATGGCTATTCTCTGAATTCTGGACCTGTGCATTACCATGTGCCAATACAAAAGAATAGGTTTCTGCTTTTACTGTTGAATTATCCCAAGCTTCTACTTTTGAAAAATCTCTAGCGACCACTTTACAATTTCCAAATGCTTCGCCTGTGCAGTTTTTGATTTCAAATGAACTATTTTGAAATCCAGTTACAAATGTTGTATCAAAAGCTTCACAAAACGCATTACCAAAAAGAGCAATACGGCTATGGCCAGAAGCTTCAAATTTAGCATCTTTTATTCCAATAGCAATTCTATCAACTATTTTATGAGTTCCTGTGCTATAAATACCATGTTCGTTTAATTGCTTTTCTGTAAACCACGAAACTAGATCATCTGATGTCATTGTGCCTGTATTTAGAAGCCACTCTATATTATCAACCATAATGGACCAGCAATCCTTTTCATTGAAATTTTTAGATAAAGCAATTATCCTGCGCCAAAATTTAGAGCATAAAATATTCTCATCTAATTTAGCATCCTTTAGTCTTTTGAGTACAACCTTAAATTTACCTTCCATGGCTTTTAAGTATTTCAGTTAATGTTTGTGGTTTTTTCTTCTTTTTATCCTTTTTTGACTTGTATTTAGGCACACTTGCAGATAGCATTAGCAAGTTCTGAAACGATATCTCTTTAAATGCAAAGTCATAACTGAAATGATAATAATTACAAACGCTACCTATGAATTGGTAGGGATTGAATCGTTTATTTGGTTCATCATCATCGGATTGTTCTGATTTGCAATTTGGAAAGAGTTTAAAAAAAAATCGGTCTGCAACTTTAAGACACTTTCATAAAACAGCATATACAGTTCTTTTGGTGTCAAATTATTCAAAACGAAAGGCACATACCAACTAGGAAAATCCGTTGCTTTACCGTGTGCCAAAATAGCAAAAACTTCTGCCATCTCATTTCTATATTCAATAGCTTCGTCCAATTTTAATTCTTTGGATTCTCGAATACTCTCAGGTATTTTAAGTGCAGGTAATGCACATTTTGCTAATATCTCTATAGTAGGTGGTTTTATTGTGAATGATAATGTTTTACGCTTCTTAATATTATCTGGAAGCATAGAATTATCTGAAACCTGAATTTCGTAAGTTGATGGTTTCTCAATTAAAGCCTGTAGTAAATCCTGTTTCTGTTTATCCATATCTAAAAAAGGGGCATTTAAGCCCCTTAATTTTGTTGATTATGCTGCAAATGCAACCTCATAAGGAGCACCTTCTACATCTGTTGATGATATAGGAGTATTAGCAGTTATAGTAATGTCTACTGAAAGCAATTCGCCTTTAGTGATATTACCTTCAAATTTTGCAGAAACCTTTGCGTATGGAAACGTAATCTTGTTTCCTGCAATATCAGTAATTACTACTGAAAGGTATTTATTAGGAGCTGTCTTTGGTGCGCTCCAAGTTTTAGATCCTGCATCCCAAGAACCACCCATAAGCATTACTGCACTTGCACCAGTAACTTCATACAATTTGAATGTTGAAGTTGCAGGAGTAGAATCAGTATTTATAGATAGGTAACTATCATCTTGCTCTGTTTTAATAGTTTCTTCGTTTGCTTCACTACCTGTTAAGGATAGAGAATTTAAAACAACCGCTTTGAATTCCGTTAAAGATGCGCCTACTACCCCGTCTCCAGGTAAACCGATTTCGATTTTTTCAACGCCTCTAATATTGTCTTCTTTTGCCATTTTTTATAATGTTTGAAATTTTAATTTTAAATTATAGAAATAAATACTGTCTCTATCTTGGTCCTTGAATACACCTTTGTCATCATCTATTTGAAATGAATAACCTAGATGCTTTACATCTTTTACCAAAGGAATAACAGCATTTATTATTTGTTTGAACTTTGCCAAATTTGCCCTTCCTGAGCTTATCTCTTTTACGTGAATATTCAAGTTTATAAAACCATTTTGAAGGTATCTATTAGGATTACTTAAAGTCTTTATAGATATATCTTCCTTTTGGTCAGTATCTGGAATATCGCCTATGTAAATCTTACCTGAAAGATTGTCATTAACTTCAGATACATTTAGTATTTGATACAACGCTGATAATATGTCAAAACTAGATTTCACTTAATATTGATATTAATAGTTCTTTTTCAGGTGCCGACCCTGTTATTACGTCAAAGTTTTTAGCTTCCACATAAGCTGCATATTGCATTCCTGCAACCCCTATCAATACATACCCATCAGGATATTGATTTGCAACTTCTTCGGCTACTTTCTTTCCTTGACTTTGCCCTTTTGAATTACCTTCAAAGTTTTGCTCAACTACTTTACCATTAAGTAAAATAATGTAGCCTATTGAACTTCTTAGATTCCCAGTTCGGTCTGTGTAATTACCACTTATTCGTGCTTCATTCACAAATGTTTCACCAATAAACTGATAAGCTTCTAATGTTTTTCTATCAACCTCTTGTTGAAATTGGTCAAATACATTTTGAAATTGTCTACCAGTAAATAAAGCCCTTAAGCCTCTTATTCCAGCCATATCTCACAATGTGATTGATAATTATGTAGCTGTACAATTTTAAATTGCTTATCCTGGTATAGGAATATTTTACCATCTACTTCAAATTGACTAATGTCATTAGATTTACAATAAAACTTTGCCGAATAATCTAAAGCCTTGTTTTGTCCTGATGGCTCATACCTTCCAATTATTTCGATTTCTGTATCGGTTAATTCAGGTATTCCAGTACCGTTATCAGTTTCTTTACTAATAACAATTTTTCCAGTATGAGGATATCTGTTAAACATCTTCTGAGGAAATACCTACATTAATTGGTTTAGGTTCTAATTCCTCTACTTTAGGATCATTATACTTGTAGTATAAAGCCTTTGCTCTTTCTTTCAATAAAGCAGGATTATACTTTAGGGATAATTGACCTTCTTTAAAGTCAGGAATTAATGCCATGGCAGAATATAAATCAGCTGTAGCCAATTCAACATCTTTCAAAGAACTTTCTGAATAAGTAGCCGACCCATCAATGGAACGGCTACCTAAAACAGATTGGATATGATTTACAGATACATCTGTAAAAACAGGATTAGCTTGTATGGCTTCTAAAATCGTCATTAAGCAATGCCTAATTCATCTTTTAGTAATTCTACTTCTTCATCTGAAAGCTCATTGATTTCATCAATCAAATCAGCATCAGTAATATCAGCAGATACATCTTCATCTACTAACTCATTATATTTGGATATAACTGTAGCTTTCACTAAAGATTGACCCCAAATAGTAATATTAGCATCTGTACCGCTACCGCCTTGTGTTTCATCATCAGTAGCGTCTAATTCTTCGGCTTCATTTGTGTCCATAATAAATATTGAATCCACATTATCAAGAACAGGAATAGCTAATGCTTGTACACTTGTATTCTCTTTTAATGGATTATTTGTACGGAATAATGAAACTAAAATAAAGTCATCTACTGTGCTATATTCGACATCTTTAACAGGATGGTCCACTTCGGCTAATTCACCATATGTTAATGTGCCTAGATCTGTTGAAGTTGTAAATGTTACATTTCCTCGTTGCCAAGGTTCTACAGCTACACGTTTACCTCCTTTTTCAATTTGAACCACTTTATCAATAATGATAATTGTTAAGCCAAATTCCTCAGAAATAAAGTTTTGCAACTCTTCTCTTGTAACTCTAAAGATGTAATCTGAATTTGTTTTTAAGAATCCGGCAAATGCTTTTTTAACCTGTTCATTGGCTTTAAAAGCATTATAAGTAACCTTATCTATCCAAATGTATTTAAGAACATGGCCTGCGTTTCTAGCGTTGGTTAAGATGTTCTCAATATCATCTATTGGTGTTGCAGTTGCTTTATTCCATGCAGCTTTAACTCCAAATTGATTTTTTTCTGAAATACCAAAGTCGATACGAATACCAGTTCCAGTATTATTTTCATCATCAATTACAGTTACGCCAGTAGATAAGGCTTGTAAGAACATTATGTCTAAACGCTCATACACACCTTTGATACCATCTGCAGCATCTTGAAATAGCTTTTTAACCATTTCAGATTCTTTCTTACCTCGTGCTTTCAGGTTCTTTAAAGCCTGTAACATACTTTCATTAAGAGACTTTAACATCCCTAATTTTGGTACTTCACCTTCAGCAGAACCGTAAGAACCACGTTTTTTAGGTGAAAGAGGTGAGTCTAAAGAGACTACATCTGCAGCAACTACATTCGTATTAGTTGAAAGAGATTGCCACTTCATGTCTGTTGAAAAATCCTTTTTCAGATACTTTTTGTGTTCGTACTGAATTTCCTCAGATTTATCATTTACTTTTTCTGTGATTTTCTTTGCTAAACTTGGAAAATATTTAGCAATTAATCCTTGAAATATTGAAGCTACCATCTTATTCGTTTATAATTGTTACTCGGTTAATACTCGTTTTCGCTTCTGTAGGTATTGGATATTTACAATAAGCTTCGTTTACAGTTCCTGCGTACATAATAGCTGCTTGTGCATTTTCAACACTTAAAGAAGCTACTAAATACCCTGCATAGTCATGTCCTGCTGGCTTTGTGCCGTCCACAGGTAAGGGCTTGTATTTGCCAGTTGCAGTTTCTTTAATAATTACATGACCTGCCGATATCTCACTATCTGGGAATCCTGTAACATTTAAAGTTCTACCTCCTGGCAAGCCATCTAAATTTTGCACAATTACAACACTATCATTTGTAGTGTTAACTGTACCATTGTTTTTACTTAAATTTGCTGTTGCCATTTTTTAAATTTTAATGTTAAATTCCTAAGCCTTCTACTAATTCACCAACTTCTTCGTCTGATACTTTTTTATCAGAAGGACCGCCTGATGGTAGTCCACTTCCTGCGTTTTCTCCGACAAATGTTTTGTACAACTCCTGTTGCTCTTCTTCTAAAGCCTTAACTTGCTTTTCAATTGAGACATCACCTTCAATAACTCTAGATGCCCATTTAGTTTTTAAACTATCTGGTAATTTAGAATCCTTTAAAGCTTCGGTAACTTTTTCAGAAAACTCTGATTTCTTGTTACCGTTTTCAATTTTTTCAAGCCTTTCTAATATAGCTTTAGCATAATCAGGTGTGTTATCATCTTCTGCAGAGTTTGATTCTTTACCACCCTCTTTTTTTGATTTCCCACCTTTCTTTTTAAGGAAGTTATCTAAACCAGTTGCAATACCTTTGGTAACTTTTCGATCATGTTCACTTTGTAATGTTTTTGAAAAGTCTAAAACTTTATCAAACCCACTTTCTTGAACAAACTCTTCAAATGCTTCTGATTTTAATATTTCCTCGAAGTCCAGTACATCATCGTCTGATGATTGAGATGTTTGCAATTGATTAACAATGTCATCGATTTGGTCTTCCGAAGTAATGTTGATTAATTCTGCAAGCCCCTCGTTAAGCCCTGCTTTTTTGAGTGCTTTTTTGAGTTTCTTTTTTAGCATAATACTTAATTTTATTATTGTTAGTGATAAAAGTATATATGCTCTGTAAAGTGATAAAGGAATTACAATAGTTTAGTCCGTAGCTTCCTTTAATAAGTCTTTTTGAACTGTTTTTGTAGATGCAAATATCATTTCTGAAAGATTTATAAAAGCTTCTTTTACTGAGAGGTCATCTTGAGTTTTTACAAAATACCATTCAACAAATAGTTTTCTTTTTTCTAATAGTCTTTTATTTCTTTGCATCTGTTCCAATTTTTTATTCAGTCCATTCTCTTTTACGTAATTATCAAACTCGATATGTAACTGATACATCTCTTGAAATTCAATAAACATTTCTTCAGGAGAAATACCTAAATCATTTTTTTCAATATAACTTTCTGCCTTTTCAATTATGTTACTCTTTAGTCTCAATTAATGCCTGTTTTAAAATGTAACCGTCTTTGGTTTGCTTAAAATTATCTTCTATGAAATATGGTTTACTTTTTAGTTTACTCAATTTTTGAAAATCTTTTTTCAAATACTTTTTTGCTCTTTTTGGAATTGATTTAACTGTTCTCTTAGCGCTTATCTTTTCACCTCGCAATTGCTTTATAAATTCCTCTTTTGGTAATAATTTAGAAGTGGTAAAACACAAACAGTTAGGGTGCCAACCAGTAAAGACAAATTCTTTAGGGTATTCGCCTTGCAATTCGTCACATATATCATACTGCGGATGTGCAGGGGATAGGTGCACTTCAACACCAGTTACAAAAGACAGTTGCTTTCTACGTTCATTATCTGCTGTTCGATAAGCGATATTTATTTCATTTCTAGCTAACCTCAAAGCATTCTTATAGCTACTTCTATAAACACCACGACCAGGACGGTAATCTTTTGCAGGATTACTTAATTTTAGTTTTCCTGTTTCTTTATCACGGATCCTGCGAAACCTTTTTTCGGGTTCTCTTAAATATCTTTTTATGTCAGTTGCTAATTTGACAGCTGACCGACCTTCTGTTAATCCTTCGGCTATAAAGTATTCCAACTGCTCTCGTGTCTTGGCAGTTAAATTCCAAACTCTATCAGATAATTGAAATCCATTTTTACCTCGTTGAATAAATGAGGTTAAAGCTTGTATATTTCGTTGGTAAAAAATGTCTTTATCAGTAATTTCAATTCCTTTTAAATAACCATCAACAAACGCATCATTATGATTGTTGGATAAATCCCAAGCATCTTTCACATTATTGGAAATATAACCAAGTACAACTTTTTGATACTTTTTAAGAACTACATCAACTTCTTTTCTAACTGCTACATTTTTAAACCAGAGTTTTGAATTGTTATGCACCTTGTACTTTTTTAGCACAATAGCAAGCTCTCTTGCCATAGCAGAATAGATACGGCTTAATGACCTATCTTGTTTAATGAGTAATTGAAGTAGTTCTTTGTGATTAGGCATGTAATGAATGAAGTGCTTTTACTCTTTCTACAAATTCATTAAAACCTAACTCACCATTTACAATAGTTGTATCATTTGTTTTTGCTTTAAAATCGTGCTTAATTAATTCCGATAGCTTGTGATTTTTATAACCATAGGCTACTAATAATACGTCATCTGTTTTGTTGATTACTACATGAGAATCGAAGCCTCTATTTTTTAAAATAGTAGCGATGGCTTTTTCGTTTTTGTTCTCTTTTACCGTTTTTTTGTTTTCCTGTTTAGTGTCCATTTTATTTTGATTTTATGAATATTGATTTTGTACAATCTAGCCATACTGGAGGTTGTGTTTCGCCACTATGTACACCTAGCCATAATTTTCCGTGAAAAAGAAATTTAAGTCTTTCCCAAAAGGATGTGGTCCATAATGAAATACATTCGCCTCTTTCTGTTTGCAAAACATATAGACTTCCGCATTCTTCATCAGTCATTGATGTTGGCTTTTTTAGTTCGATTGTAGCTTGTTTAAATTTTTTAGGTTTCATTTAGTAAAGATTTTTAATTAAACTTATCGGATTAACTCCAAACTCTCCATCGACAGATGGCTTATAAGGTTCTGTTTCACATACTAGCCTAGCAGTTACCTTTTTTCTATTACCGCCAATCATCAGCACTATATCAGCATCATAAACGGTTGGCATGAATTCTTTTATTTCAGTAACCTTGAAAGACTTTAGCCTACTAGGATTACTTCCTTTGATTGTAAGAAGTTTTTTAAACTGTTTTTTGGAATGCTTGGATTTCCACGTTTGTTGTGTTAATTCATACATTCCAGTAAAGTTGTTAGACTTCCAAGTATTTAGAAAGTGTTCTATTATTGCTTTAGCTTTATCCTTCATCTATGCCTAATTTTACTAGTACATTTTGTTTTGTAGTTAATTCAAAGTCATAGGCGCTAACCTCATAACCATTACTTGAAACCTCAATTACTATTCCTGTACTTCTAATAATAATTCCAGTAACAATATGTTTCTTTTGCTCTTCATCAGTTTTAAAAAATACTGTTTGACCAATGCTAAAAGGGATTTTTAATTCTTTCATTTCATTTTACATCTTTTGGTAGAAGCGTATGTTTTTCTTCCATTGTACTTAAACTTCTTTCTGTAAACTATCTTCAAACCTCTCTCTTTGTTTATTTCGTTGAATACCTTCTTTAAAGGCTTTTTACCAAACAAAACCCATTTAAGTTTTATAAATATTATTTTAATCCATTTCATAACTATTCTACTGTATCGCCTAATTCTAAAACAGATTCTTCTTCAATATTTGACATCTCTTCTTCAACATCTTCAACTAAAGGATTTTGTGCTGTAGCTGTTTTTTGGCTCATTATTGGTTTGCCACCTGTAGCCTCAGATAGTATCTCAATTACTTCCTTAATATTTTCAGGCAACACACTCGTAAATGTTACATCGATGCGTAAATCTTCAAGCTTTTTAGATAATCCAGTATTTGTGATATTAGTAATACCAGTTTTCATAAGATTGATTATTCTACTAATAGCAATTTGATAATCACCTTCACCTTCTTTAGCGTTTAGAATAGGTCCTAAAAACATAAGTTTTAAGGCTATGCCCGATATATTTCCTATACCCTTAACATTGTCAAAGGATAAGTCTGGAGTGTCTGTTAGACCGTAGATAAGACCTTTGTTTGTTTCAAATTCTAACTTCAATGCTTCAGGAGCTCTATCCCAACTAATCACATCAAGGTCAGATTGTATCACATTACCTTTATCAGTTTCAATGATGTCAAGTTTTACTAACTTACCTGTATCATCTTTCTTTGGAAAAGACTTCAATGCTCCAGTAGCTTTATACATTGGAGATGCGAAATAACCATTGGTGTCTACAAATTTTGAAAAGGACATCTCAAACGTATCTATCATTTCTTGTACTTCCCACCATTCAGGATGCTTCTGTGATAAATAAACAACTGGAATCTTTTTAAATAGATTAGGCTTCGGATAGCCTTCTGATACTTCCCACTCCTTAGATTCTTTTCTAAAAACATAATTCGTTTCTGCTGTGAAAATGTACAGATACGAAACATCCTTATCATCTTCCTTTGTTAAATATTCCCAACCAAAGGCGACCATATCGCCAAAGGCATCAAATACAGGATATACCTTTCCGTTTTCACTTGTAATTAGCCTAGCCTTTATTTTCGTTTCAGTATCGCCTTCCTTTTTTACAGGATAGAAAATAATTGATGCTTCTGTTTCTGACTTAACAGCTTTACAAAATTTTAATAGCATAGGGTCTATTCTTAAATCATCCCATAAATCTGAAATAGCTTTGAAAGCTTCGCCATCTTCTGTGGTATCTTCTTTTGATTTTCTTTCAACCAACTTTACTGAACTACCAAATAAAAAGGTTGCTGCTGTTTTAACAATCTGCCTTTGAAAAGGAATAGGAATTCTAGAGACTCTTACATCTCCATCCTTAGTGGTTTTTATTGGTCGTTTACCTACTTGAGTTTCTCTAATCTCACGATTATTATTAAACTCTTTAGCATTATTTTCTACACCTTTTTTAGGCGTTAGAAGTTCGTATGCTTCTTTAATACTTCCGGATTTAATTAATTCTAAGAATTTCATTTTATTATGTTTAAAACAGACCTAAATCGTCTGCGTTTGCTTCTGTTTCGTGTACTACTTCTGTGTTTTCTTCGATTTCGATTATTCCAGTTAATGTGTCTTGAGCATCATCAAAATCATTTGCACTAAATATTTTTTTATACTTGGTTACGTGTTTATAAAATACTGGCCATCTAATATGCCAATCACTAGGAAACACCACCTCATTATTCACACTTGCACTATTGCTATATATTCTAGCCTCCTTATTATTCGATTGATGAAACCAAAATATATTTACTCCTTTGTTTACAAGCTTCTCTAAATTTCTTGCAAATCCTCTACCGCCGCCATTACTTTCAATATTGACTTTGTTGACATTATTTCGGTTTAACATTTTAGCAGTCAAAGGCTCTGTGATTTCCATTCCTTTTTGAGTGTACAATACATCAATCACATACTTGTGAGGATCTGTACTAGCCAATGGAACACCATACACAATGCTACATAGATAATCTTTGCCTGAATCTGCTGTATCAGTATAATTCTTAATAATTTTCAAGTCTGGTAAATCCTTGTAAGTTTTAAAATTATTACTATAAAGAAGCCCCTCTTTATTTTGCGGATTACCTTGATACAAACAATCAAACTTATCAGGGTCTTTTACTCTTGAGCTTTCATGTTTTTTCTTGGAATGTTTATCTGGCCATAGCGCATCGCCTTCCTTTCTTGGGTCAAACTCTGATAGTTTACCTTCTTTTAAGGCTTGAAAATTTATAAGCAAAAACTTATCATCTAAATTCTTAATAACTTCTTCTAAGTCTTCGGTACCATCATAAACAACTACCAACCCTAATTCAATTAGTTTCGCAATAACATCTTGGTCACTCCAACGTGTAAATGTGATAAGCTGTTGAGAATCATTATGCAATCTTGAATCTGCTACTGTTAAATACCAATCCCATACAGACCTTTGAGTTACTGGCGAATTAGCATCTTTCCAGCCTTTGTATAGATCATCAAGAATTAATACATCAACAGTATCTCCAGTTAATGGACCATCTACACCTACAAACTTCATAGAACCATCAGAATTGATAGATTCCCTTTCTATGTTGGTGTTAGATTTTGCGCCTGTATATCCTCTTTCAGGGTATTTGGTGTTAGGAAATATATCTTTATACTCCTTTTCACGCATTATGGTCATTATCTCTCTACCAAACTTCTGTGCCTTTGTTGCTGCATAACTAACTACTGCTATTTTATCATCAGGTCTATATCCTGCTAAAAATGACGGTAATCTTCGAGTACTACCTTCACTATTATGAGTAGGAATTAAATTCCTACCCACCAAATAAACACCACCTTCAACAGTAATACATTTGCCTTTTTTAGGTTTCACTTTTTCAATAGAAATAATACCTCGTTTTCTTTTTAAAGGATTTTTTAATATTATTTTCTTTCTGTCAATTGCCGTAGGTATTTCAATGTCTGGATTAAAAGATAATTGATAAACTTTATTTCTTCCAATAATTCCACTAGTGCTAACAATTGGTTCAAACTCGCATATTGTAGTTCTAAACCCTAGACTTACACAAATATCTTTCACATCATATATTAGCCTTTTGTTTATATTTGAAAACGTTACCCTTCCATTGTTTAGGTAAACGTATCCATCACTATCAATCAATCCCGCTAACAATTCTAGTCTATCATTTACTGTTGATAGTTTGTATTCTAAAGGAATGTGCTTAATATCTCCTTTTGGATGCGCAAAATTGATTTTTTTAAAAGATTGAAATGTATCTCCAAAAAATCTACTAGTTATTACACCTGTATCTTTATGAACTGAAAACGATGTTTTCTTATAGCCTAAAGAAATAATTTTATCAATTGATTTATAATCATCAAAATGATGTGTTATTGTTGGTGCCGAAACTTGACCATCTCCAAGCCATAGCCCTAAAAAATAGGGGTGTATTGTCAATTCCTTTTTATCAAATAAGACCAAATAATTTGAATCTACTTGAAATCTACATCTCTTTTTGAAAGTTCCTGAAAAATATTTTTGCGAAAATAAATATTGTGTTTCGCATTTTATTTCTCTTCCTTTAGATCTATCAAAAACAACCCATTCATGTTGGGCATGACATTGTATTTTTTGCCCATCTGTAAAGGTTATTAAAAATTCACAATCTGGTTTATCGCTCTTGTTTAAAACATTTAACACTTTGGTTGGTTTTCCAAATCTATCAAAAACAAAATCACCTCTTTTTAGATTTCCGTGCTGTTTAAATCCTTTTGTTGTTAAAACCAAGACAGAGTCAATAATTTTTTTCCCGTGTTGCGGTGGCATTGTTACTATAAGGTTTTTTATTTCCTTATGTGCAAACCGATTTAATATGTCATAGAACGTTTTATGAAACCACTCGGGCTTAAACTTTTTAAATGTTGTTTGAGTGAACTTGAATAAATCATCTTTACTATTATCTACATCTTCCTGGTATAGCAGTTGTTCAAGTTCATATATTTCTTCATTGCTCAGGCTCATTTGCTTTTTCTAATAACTCTTTTAATCTTTTAGCTCTTTCCTCTTTTGTCATATCAGGAAACTGCGGTAGCTCAACTTCTAAAGATTGTTTAGGTTTGCCCTCAATTCTGTCTAAGACGATGTTAATCGCTCTTAAATCTCCATTCATAGCTTTTGACAATAAAGTAGTAGCCACAACCTCATTCAAAGTAGTTTCGCTTTCAATTTTACCTTTCTTGGTTTTTGTTTCACCACCTTTGGTAACTTTGATTTCATACTCCACGCTTTTAGCTTCGCCAAACTCTCTTAAAAATTCAGATATAGATTTGCCTTTCTTACCTCTGTTTTTAGGCTGATTGGTTGAGCTAAAACGAGTTGCTTTACCATCTTCTGCTAAATTTGGATTACCTTTTCCCATTGCCGATATTTACCGATTTTACGGCTTACATCAGAATACTAAAATGTAGAGTGTTCTATTTATCGTCAGATTCGATAAGACCTTCAGCAATATCAATTATGTTTTCTAGCTCATCTTCTTTTGCTTTGAGCTCAACATATTGTTGCTTTTGGTTAGGAGAAGCTGCACTTTTGTTTACCAGGATTTCTATATCCTTGCGCTTTTCCTTATGACGGGACAATCTACTTTTCAGTACTTCTAACAAAGCCATGATTTTATTTTTGTATTTCATCCCTATATTTGTAGATATGCCACGAATATAGGAATTTGTTGTTAATTCAATCTTTTAAACTCTCGTTCCTTTTTCTTCTTTCTAATACGATCTGTTTCTTCATTTAAGGAATCGCACTTCCACATCTGTTCCATGGAATAATAGACAACTGTATATCTATATCCTTTGGGATGTGTTTTCTTTATAGGTGTTACACCATGTAATATTTCTTGACCATTGAATATTACAAGTGTATCATCTGCTATTTCTAATTTGATATCATATTCTGGAATGGATAGACGACCACCTTTTATGCCTTTCTTAAAGCAAACCATATTTGATAACACGCCTTTAAAGTTTCCTCTATCGTGATGGTATTTTAGTGGATTGTCTTTATTTACGATTCCAGAGGTAAATACGCTGTTTTCGATTTTCCATTCTTCTTTGATACGCTCTTTGATAATCGCCTTATGCTTTTCGTAAGTTTCTGGAAAGTAATCGATGTAGATTTGCTCTAGGTCCTTTACAAAATTGGTAATGATGTAATGCTGTTTAGGAAATTCAGTTGCCATAAGTGCTGCATGACAGAAGTCTGCTAGAAGTACTCTACGAGGCATATATCCAAATACAGTTGAATGACTTACTAATCCTGCTGTTCTTTCATCCTTATTATATTTTACAGTATTTACAGCCCAACGTAGGGCAGATGTATCTACTTTGGTTTTACTATAATAAATTATTGGTTCGCCATTGTCTGTTATGATACAATCTTCGTCTATAAGCATTGTACAGTCTTCTTCTAAAGCTGACCTACGCTTGTAGTCTTTTAAGTTGATTTCTCTTTTATGTGCCTCTATTGTTTTCATAGGAACTTATACCAATCTCTTTTTAGTAAAATTTCATTCTCTCGTTTAGGGTTTAAGGCTAAAGCGCCATTCCATTTTTTTAGTAAGTAGTTAACTGTTTCCTTTTCCAACTCATCATTTCTATAGGCTACTGCACCACCTTTATTTGAATAATGTTTAAAATCACAAATGATGTAATTATGCTTTGCTGTTCTACCATACTTTTTTAAATACTGCAGAGTGAAATCGTAATCTTCCTTTAGTCTTAAATTATTATCATATCGAATTCCAGTGTTAGGCTTTGTCATTGTAAAATCGCCAATAATAAACCCTGATGTGATTGTGTTTTTTTGATAGAACTTATTGAATACTGGACCTATTCCTGTGAGCTCCAATTCTGATGTAGAAAACCATTTGTAGATGTAATCAATAACATCATGTATGTTGCCTTCTTGGCTTTTTATAAAACACTTTCCGCAGTCATCTGACAGCTGTAGTGTTATCTTGTTTTGCTCATCACCTAGTTGTAATGCTTTATTTCGAGAATCAATTAGACTACCACCTTCAATAACATTGATAAAACCTTGTTTTTTATAAGCTTCTTTTTCTCCTGTACCTACAATGAAAGTCCAATCTTTGTTATAAGAATTTGGTATTTTATTAGCCCTACCAGAACTAATTACAGTTATCAGTATGTTATTTTCCTGCTTCATACTTCTCTAACAGTTTTATAACTACTGAACTATTATCTTCTAGTCCTTCTTTTTCAGCTACTTTATGAAGTCTTTCTAAAATATCAGCATAAATATTTTGCTCATAGTAAAGTACTATTTGCTTGATGTTGTTGTTTTGATATCTTTCGAACTTTTCCTTTACAATGTTAGGATCTATTTCAGGTTCATGACCTATATCAAGACCTATCTCGAAATCTTCAAAACCAAAACTTTCTAATTCCGTTAATTCAAAATCGAGTTCTAATAGCTTATCAAAATCCCATTCGCCACGATGTAGGTTATCTTTAACCATACGCTCATCTTGAACTTTGCTTGATACGTTTTCTTCAATGAAACATTTGACAGATGTTTTGCCTAGTTTTCTACAGGCTTTTATACGTTGTGTTCCCGCATAGCAATAATATTTACCATCCACTTTATTGATTAAAGGCGGTCTTTGAAGTAGAAATGCAGGATCCTTCTCTATATCATCGCAAAGCTTCTGTAGCTCATCTTCAGTTACAGTTCTTGGATTCTTATCTAAAAGAATTATTTCATCAATAGGAATTTCTATGTGATCTACTTTACTCATGCTACAGCTTTAAATTTTTCTTTATAGGTTTCGATAATTTCTATTAAGGAGAATCTATCCCATTTAAATGAACTGCGTTTACTTATGTCTGCGAGCATATCAAGTTCTTCAACTCTTTTAAGTCCTATTTTCTTAATAAGGTTTTTTCGATATTGAAGTTGGTTACCGCCATTGAAGTAATTGTCTGATTTGCCTTGAAGATGTACATTATCTTCATTGAATTTTAGTTGTGGAAATTTACCACCACTATAGAAGTGTCCTGCATGCGCATTGCTAGATGGCACTTGTAGAGGTTGACCACTAGAAATACATCTACCAAACCCATTAGCATCAGTATCACGATACCTAATGTATTTGTTGAAATGTGTGGTTGCTATTTTTAAAAGCTGAGATACAGATTTATCTCTATACTTCTGTATAGTTTTAGAATCCAAAGGAAAATCTAAATTAGGAATCTGTAATAGCTTGTTAGCTATGCCCTAAAAGGGACTTGAATCTATTGTACCTATGAGTATAGGGCTTTGAATCGATAAGCAAATATAGCTAAAATTCCTTGAAAAAAGAATAGATTATTGCTGAAATGAATGCAATTGCAATGACAGCAGTTGCTATGGCTAGTATCAATCGAGAATTATCAATAATACTTTCTAAAGGAGATATGGTAAAAGTCTTTCCGCAACCTTCACATAATGTTGGCTTTTCATAGCTAGGTTTCATACCTAGATTGATTTCGCATTTAGTACAGAACTCTGCCATATAAATATTTGAAAACTTAATATAGGTAATTTTAGATATTCACACATTTATTTGTGTAGATTTGTTTTAATTTAATTATCCTATATGACATTCATAGATAAGCTAATAGCTCAAATTGATTTAGTTCAACCCATTGTAAATTTAATGCTTGATAATTCATCTATATTTTTTGATGAGTATAAGCAAAGGATTAATCCAAGATTAATAGTTGTTGGATTTAGCAAACATCGTTATAGCAGAAAAGATGAAAAGAATCAAATAAAAGCTAGACAGGAATTTGATAAGTTTTATAATAACTTTGAGTTGCTCTTGGATAAGGCTACTCCTAATAATTTGAAAAAAATTGATAAAGCCAAAACCAATATTATAAATCTAATTGAGCAAACTAAAGTTCCTGTAAATATAGAATCAGGGAAAAATAATTTTTTAAAATACACTAAGGTTTTTAAAGAGTTTCTAGAACTTTTACAAGATGAAGAAACTGCAACAATGATTATCCCTGACACTAATTCTATAATACAATACCCTGATCCAATTAGTTATAAAAATATTGCTAATTCAAGTGAGTTTGATTTTGTAATTCTACCAACTGTATTATCTGAATTAGATAAGCTTAAAATTTCTCACAGAAATGAAGATTTTCGTAAAAAGGTAAAGTCAGTTATAAAGAGGCTTAAAGGTTATAGAAAACAAGGAGATGTCCTAAAGGGCGTGACTGTAAATAAAACAGTCACTTTAAAAATGATAGCTACAGAACCTAATTTTGAAAAAACATTGAATTGGCTAGATCCAAATAATAATGATGATAGAATAATTGCTAATGCTCTTGAATTGCAGATTAATAAACCATCAAACAATTTAATATTTGTCTCTTCTGATATGAATTTTCAAAATAAAGCTCAACTAGCCAACTTGACGATATTTGACACCGATGATTTAAATAGTTAGGCATTCTATTTCATTAAAGAATTCATTTATATCAGTAATGTGTGACAAATCAATTTCGTTTTTATAATGATTATCCTCTGTCAATTTCTCTATTACTATTATTTTAGTGTAAATTTTCGTTCCTGCTCTTTCAAAAACTACTGATGGCAATGATATTTCAGTTGATAAATAGAACTCTCTATTCTTTTTATCTTCAAAGAAAGCATCTAACCTTTTCTGCATTGCAGTACCATTAGGAATGATAGCTATTAATTTTGAATTTTGATGATAAGATAAATGCTTTGTAGCTTTTTCAATGTGCTGCATAGCTGTTTTTCCGCTTTTACCAAAAGGAGGATTCATTGCAATTCCTTCATACTTATTCCAAATAGTATGATTTTCAAACTGTTCAATTTTCACTTCACCATTTGCATTGATAGATAGTTTAGATGATAACTCGTAGCTTGGTTCAATAAATGTGTTATTTGTGTTTTCAGGAAAAAACCTACCTATGGCACCATGCCCTGCACTTGGTTCTAATGCTCTTTCTCCTGGTTGAAGATTTAACCATTCAACCATTTTAAGTCCTAATGGTTCAGGAGTAGCATAATAATCAAAGCCTTCTCTTGATTTGTTTTTTGATGTTTTCTTACCTGTGCCGAAATAGTATGTTTTTGCTTTTTCAAACTCTGTAATAACTTCTGCATTAGCTTCTGCTAAATGTATTCCTGTTGTGGTACCACCTGCACCGCAAAATAAATCTATCCAGTATATTGTTGGTTCGTTCATAATTAAACTGCTGTTTTTTCCAATACGTCAAATAATGTCGGCATTGTCATTTCGTTATTAATTGCCTTCACATAGAAAAGCCCGTCTTTGTAGTATTCTGTTTTTAATTCGCAAACAATAGCCTTGCGTTTCATTTTTAGAGATTGATAAGCTGTTGAGAATAAACCACCGAAAGGATCTGCTACTATATCTCCTTCATTTGAAAAGCGATTGATTATTCTTTCCAAAATATCTAACTGCAGAGGGCAAATGTGTTTCTCTTTTTTACTAGATACTTGCTTTGCATTTAGTGTTTTTGTTCTTGAGATATCATCCCAAACAAATTCGCTATTAGATACAGGCGGAACGGTCATATATTTTCGACTTAATTTTCCATTTTCATCTAATGCCTTTGACAAATCTTTATGCAACTGAAAATCGTATAAGCCTTCTTTTTGGTATTGTTTCCAAACTTTATGAACTTGCTTCATGTTATGTTTTAGAAGTTCTGAAATTGACATCAATTTATTACCTGATGATTTCCAATAAGCATGCGCATCTAGTTGCCATAAATCAACTGAATAACCTTCTTTTGTTTTGGTTACAGGCTCATCAGCATAAGCATTATTCATATGCGTTGGTGGTTTTCTAAATAGCAAAACATATTCAGGTAAACCAACTCCCATTTTTGTAGCATCCTTGCATTGTTCGCTCCAACCTAATCTGTATGTTTGATTATTTTCTGCAACAACATCGGTAGTAACTGTTACTTTTCCCATTAAGTAAAAACCATGCTTTTCAAAATGCGCTACGGTTTGTCCGCTAAAATCTTCAATGGTTGTAAAAGATGTTCCATTTTGATACGAATAACGGATCCTATCTTTTACATGAATTGCAGCAACGTGTCCTGGTTTAAGTACTCTCAATAAATTTGGAGTCAAATAATCCATTTGTTTAAAAAAGGCTTGGTTACCATCATTGTGTCCGTAATCATTGTAGTTATCTGAATATTCGTAATGGTCTCCGAATGGAATTGAGGTAACTATCAACCCAACAGAATCATCATCTATCTCTTTTTTATCTGCGAATATGATTGTGCTATCATTGTTATAACAAGTGGCATCGCCTATTTGTATTTTATCTCCGTTTTTAAATAATTGTCTTTCCATTTGTGATTTTATTTGATTAGTGTTTAAGCCATATTCACGTACTAAGGCAATCATTTCTTTTTGAAGTTCATTATGCTTTTTCCATTTCTTCATAAGAGCTCGTAATACGTGAGCCTCGTTTTGTGTATAAATGATATGAATAGCCACTTCTTTGTCTTGGCCATAGCGAAGTATTCTGTGCGTAGCTTGTATGAAGTCATTGAATTTATAATCAATACCAACAAAAACAGCTCTACTACAATGCTCTTGGAAATTACACCCTGAGCCTGCGATTTTAGGTTTTGTAGATAGTATTTGGTAGCGACCTTCACTAAAATCAATTAGTAGTTTTTCTTTTAATTGATTTTTTTGAGAGCCATATACCGATTTTAAGACGATATTATTATCTTCTTTAAACTTGGTCTCAATTGCAGTTCTTTCAGCCTCTAAGTGATGCCATAATATCCAGTCAGAGTATTTTGCTTCCTGTTGAATAATGTCGAATGCTTTTTGCACTCGCACATCAATACTTTCACGTTTTTCTCTTGAGGTATCAATAAGACTTTTAGAATTATCCTTGAATAAAACTATTTTTCCGTGCTTATCAATTACAGGTCCATCTTGAATATTATCTACTCGATGTTCAATGATGTTTAGTTTTGGTAAATCATAGCCAGTATCTTCATAACCTAAATCAGATGGTTTATTAATAAATACAGCCCAAGTAGATACCCATTGCCAAAACTCTTTCTTTTTAGATTCTAGTAATTGTAAATCTCCTGCTTTGGTTGAATTACGTTTGAAAAAGCGAGTTAATAAATGACCTCTATCTGCTACACCTAAATAATCAGCATAGTTTAATAACTCAATAAAATCATTTGGCGATGGAGTAGCAGTAGCGACAAAACGATATGGAACTTTCTTGAAATATTGAAGAATGAAATCGGTAGTTTGTGTTTTTAAATTCCGAAGTATAGAAGCTTCATCAAATGATACTCCAGAGAATTTAGAAGGATCTATATCACCTTTGCGGATGCGCTCATAATTGGTTAAATATATCTTGTTTTCGTAGTTTTCAATATTGTCTGTATCTGTAATGTACTCTATCTCATAGCCTGTATTTAATTTGCCATTATCACGCTTAAACTCACCAACCACACCTAGCGGACAAGCTATTAGAAATGGTTTGTTCTCCTTTTTTATACAGTTTACTGCATTGATTAGCTGCATAAATGTTTTACCTAAACCAAAAGATGCAAATATTGCTCTACGACCACCTCTCAAGGTCCAGTCGCAAATATCCTTTTGATGTGGCATTGCTATCTCTGGAATCCAAGTTGGTTCAAATCCAAATGATTCTGATATTATAATTTTACTTTTAAGAAACTTTTCGTAATTCATTTTTTTCGCTGTTTGGTTGTATTTGTTTTTCGTAAAAGTGTTTGTACAATTCGTGTATTTTTTGCACCCATTCATTTCCTTTTGACTTATAGCGCTCTTTCCCTTTGATGATTTTCTTTATATCTTTAGGTAGAAACATTGAGGTCTTATTAAACTCTACTTCGAGATAGTAATCGCCATATTTTGGAATAGGATATATTCGTATTCCTGCTTTATGGCACTCAGACATATATTTTGCTTCTTCTCGTGTCAAAATGGTAAATCATCGTATTCAAATTCTTCTATTTCAGGTTCAACAGATATTTGTGTTGCCTGAATTTCTTTTCGCTTTTCATCAAATAAATTCAATCTATCAGGCACACCGTTTTTATCATAGTATCTGCCATTGGTATAATCATATTTGAAATATGCCGAACCAGTTATTTTACCTTGATTTTTGAATTTTGTTTTTAGATTTATAACCTCAGTAAATCCGTCTTTTGAACCATTATCAAAATATCTATACACACATAATCCATTATGCGCTTGATCTCTGAAATCTCCTGAGCCTTTTACATCATAAAGTGTAGGTGCTGCATACAATCCAGTCTTATTATCCTTCTGCATTTTGACAGGATGCGCTATTAAAAAGACATGAACATTATACGCCTGTGCGAACTGGCATAAATCTGAAAGGACATCATTGATTTCGCCAAGACTATCAGGCTTGTTTCTCTTAACCTTGTTAAATGCATCTATTACAAAAATGTCAATACCATAGCGGAATAACTGCTCTTTAAACTTGTCTAGTAACCATTTCCAGTTTACTGTTTCGCCTTTTTCAGGATATGTGATGTAAATTTTATCTTTAGACCATTTGATGTAAGTATCAATATCTTCTTTTGTCATTCTTGGATTATCTCTGAATGCATGCTCAAAAGGTTTTCCAATCACTTTTTCAGCCAATACTCCATGATGTAGTTTCATTGGAAAATGTTCAGGCGAATAGAAAGAAGCTTTGTATTTATAATCGTGGATAATGTTTATTACATAATCTTCAATAAAGTTTGATTTCCCATGTGATGGTATTCCAGTAACAACTGTAAGTTGCCCCATCATAATTTTAAATACTTTGTTTAATTCAGCGAAGTTTGGAGATTTAGGAGCTGGACATTCCTCCATTCCATTATCGTAATAATCTAAAAGATCATCTTTAATATCTTCTGCAGTAAAAGTGCCATCTACTGGATAGTGATTTGGATTTTCAATAGCTTTTTGAAGACTTAGAATGCCTTTTTTTAGTAAATCATTAGCATCCTTTTCGCCATCAAATTCAATTCTAGCAGATCGCCATTTTCCAAACCGTTTTATTAATTCACGTTCTAAATTTTTACCATCTTCATCAGTATCTACTGCTATAAATACTTTCTTTACGTCTTTTAAATACGCTTCGCATTCTTCAAAATAATCGCTTAAATCTTTAGCGCCATTAGGTACACTAACGCAATTTTTATATCCTGCTTCCCAAAAAGCAAGTTTATCCATTTCGCCTTCAACTATGTAAATCTCATCACATCCGATAATGTGGTTTAAACCAAATAATATTTTTCGAGTTCCTGCTGTTTGTGTGAATTTCTTATTTCCAGATCGATATTTTTTATTGACCAGGACTGTACCTTCAAAGTAGTTGAAAACAATATTGTTTACTTTTTTAGATAATGCAGGTTGATAATACTCTTCTTCGGTTATTTTACAATCAATAATCGTTTGTTGAGATATATTGCGTTCATCCTTGAACCATTTTACAAGCTTATCAGAAATTTTAGTATAGTTGGTCCATTGTTGATTTGGAAGCTTGTAATCATCCTTCTTTTTTAAATCACGGACAGATACTTCACCACAATTCCAGCAATTTGCCAAACCTTGGTCTATGCTTACAGACAAACAAGGGTCTTTCTTGTTTTTTCTATTGTGAGAACATGCAGGACAAACTGTTTTTACTTTGCCGTTAGATCTGTTCTTAAGGTTTATGTCGTTCCAATTGATCATACTGAAATTCTAGGTCTTTGAGGTGTTGATTGATTATTTAATGGATTTGGATATTCTTTTTTAAGCCATTTTATTGCCGTTTGATAAAGAGATTTGTAGTTTGTGTTTTTCTTCCAGTTTTCAACAGAATCTAGTATGCCATCTATTTGCTCTTTGGAATAGGTTTTTCTTAATTTTTCAAATTCAATTTCAGACAAAGACAGATGGGCAAATTTTCTATATACTTTCTCTTTATTTTCTTTTTCTCTTTCTCTTTTAGTTTCTCTTTGCTTCGGTGTAGGCTTTGGTAAAGGCTTAACAATAGGCTTCGGTGTAGGCTTTACTGTAGGCTTACTTTTACTACCACCTTTTCTACCTCCACGCACTAATTTTAAACGATTTTCACAGCTTGGAATAAATAATTTATCATTAGTTATTTTTATCAATTTTAATTTTGAAAGTTTGTCTAAAATCACATTTAAGTCCGTTTTAGAGATATTAAATTTTCTACTCCAAACAGATATTTTAACATCGGTTTTATTATCATTGAACATTGCTAAATCTATAAGCTCTCTGTACAATCCTCTTTCAGATAGGTTCAACTCAAAAACACTTTCAGAATTACCCCAATCTTTTGGGTACCATGTATATCCTAATTTTGCCATCTTATTTAATTTTAAATATGTCTAATACACCATCAACAAAACTCATTTCCATCTTATCAGAAGCTCCAGTTATTGTATTAGCCGTATGTCTTTTGTTTTGAATCATTTTGTATAAATCCTCATCAATTGTTCTGTTACCTAAAAAGTAAGTACACATCACATTATTAGTTTGCCCTATACGATGCGCTCTATCTTCACATTGTACACAATCGGCATAAGTCCATGGATATTCTACAAAGGCAACTCTAGATGAAGCTGTAAGTGTTATGCCAACTCCTGCAGCTTTAATATTGCAGATGATGAGTTTTGTATTAGGGTTATTTTGAAAGGCATCAATAGAAGCTTGTTTTTGGTCCTGATTATCTCTACCAGTTACAGTAACAGCATTTGGAAATTCCTTTTTTAATTCATCTACAATTGAATGAAGTACACAGAATACAATTAGTTTTTCGCCACTATCTGTAACTTCATGTATAAACTCATTTACTTCATTAAGTTTTCCAAGTGCTGAAATACGCTTTAGCGCTCCCATTTTTACCATAATCTCACCTCGTAGTTTTCTAGCAATATCTTTATCGCTACAACCTTGGCTCTTTAGATAACTTTCAAATTCATGGAATGCTTTATTGTATTCTTTGCGAGTAGTTATATCACAAAGTATAGTTTGTCTTTGCTTTTCTGGAAGGTCCTTTGCAACATCCTTTTTTTCACGTCTAAAGAAGCAATACTTATTTAGTTTGTAATTGAGTTCTTTTAGATTATCTGCTCCAGAGCCACCTTCACAATATCGAGATAGAAACCCTTTACGACCTCCAAAATTTGCATGTTGGTTCATTATGGCCAACTGCGGAAATAAATCAATAGGCTTATTTACTACTGGTGTTCCAGTAAGCAAATACACATATTCTTTACCTTGGCAAATTCTTAATACTAATTTTGATTGTTGAGTACTTGTATCTTTACATCTATGGGATTCATCTACAATTACAGATTTGAACAAATTAATTTTATCGTTCATTTTAATATCTGTACTTTTTCTCAATTTGCCTTTTGGTGGCATAAAATCAACAAAGAACTTTTTAAGGCTTTCATAGTTTGTAATAAAAACATCAGCAACACCCATTTGATAATAGTTATGCCAACTGTTTTTGTTTTTATCATCTAAAATCATTGCCTTTTTATTACTGAACTTTTCCCACTCTCTTTGCCAATTAACCTTTGTAGAAGATGGAGCAATAACCAAACAAGGAAAGGCATCTACACCTATGACAGTTGATAGACTAATTAATGTCTTTCCTAAGCCTTGTTCGTCACCAATTATGCAGCGTTTAAGTTTCATTGCTTGTGCAATACCATTTTCTTGATATGGTCTTAAAGTGGCTGTAATTGGCAACTTAATTTCTAATTCAGGAAGTGGTGCTATTTCTCCAACTTCTTCGGCAATAGAAGTATCTATTTTGATGAATTCAGCACGGCACATTTTAGCCAACTGTAAAACCTCAATTCTTTTATTAATTGGAACAATCCATACTTTTTTTATAGGATCCCATCTACGGTAAGAAAGAGCCTTAACTTGGGCTAGATTTCTTTTAGCCCAGTTATTGAAAGGAATAGTTATGTGAAACTCTGTATTTCGTTCTAAAATTTGCATGAATTATCCTTTTTTTTAAGCTGACTTTGATGTTATTACTTCTGCTTCTACCTCATAGCCTTCGAACATGTCAACTTGATTGTCTGGAGCGTGCTTTCCATTTAGATATTCGTTCACTTCAATTTTGCATTGTTCGATAGCTTCGGATAATTCATCTATAAATGCATAATCTTCATCCCAACGTAATTTTGGAGTAGTGATATTTACAGCTTTACCAATTTTTAAGAGCTTAGTACCTGAAATTGCTACGCCTTCACTGTCTCCGTTGCCAGTAATTTTAAAGGCGTGAACATTAAATTTTTCTTTGATAGGATGCTCACTATCTCCTTCTTCAATTTCAGGAAACCCATTATCTATTACGTTTTTAACTTCCTTTTTAGTTACTTCTTCACAGATCATTGCTAAATGAGGAATAAGGTTTTCAAAGGCAGTTTTTAAGTCTTCGTGAATTGGAGCATTGCACGACATTTTTACATTGTTTTCGCCAACGTCTGTTTTTTGAACATAGGAGTAGTCTAATGAGTAAGCTCCTTTAAGTGTTCCGGATGTAATTGTGATTGTGTTCATTATTTATTGATTTAAATTGTTAATTCTTATTTTCTTAATTGCATTTGCATATTTTCTAGCTTCCTGTAAATGATACAAGTACTTACCTCTTACAATTCGCTCATCTTTGTTTATGAAGTCAGAAACTTGAGTGCTGCATTGATTATATTTTTCAGCAAAACATTTATCTGTTTTTAAAAGATCTTTTGTGGTTTTTACATGATGAACAATTGAGCAATGAGTTCTGTCTATTACATCTCCTATATTGCAATAGGTTTCTGATGTTAGTTTTACAGATAGGGCAGAGAATATTCTCCTAGCATCCATTACGTTTCTAACCCTAGTGGTTTTTGATAAATCTACCTTGCATGATCCTTCAACTATTTCTTTTATGCTTTCAAGAATATTCATAGCCTTTCTACTTTTTCTGCTACAACATTGTTGTAATAATTGTTATGATTGTCAATCTTAAAATCGTTATAGCAAGTAACTTTTATGTAATCACCAGGACGTAGCGTTTTTGCAGTTTCTGCTAGTTGCTTTCTAAATTCAACACCCCATTTATTCTTTTTGTTTATGGAATCAGAAACGATAGCAACTCGCTTCTTAAAAGGCGGTTTGCTTTTATCCAATATTTGTTCTATTATTCCTATTATTTCCATTTATTCAGTTTAAAAAAGCTCGTTTTTCCGAGCTGTCATTCTTTCAACACTTTTGCAGTATGAAACTTTCCTGCGCCTCTGCTTTAATCTGCCAGCAATCCAAATAATCACTCTAATAAGCTGTTAGGGATAAATTGCTTTCGACAAGTGATGCTTCGAACTCGAAGAAATCCGAGTTTATGTCAGGCACACCCTCATTTAATATCTTAGAATGGTAAATCGTCTGGTACTTCGCCTTCCTCTATTTGTGCATTTTGTGGCTCAGGTTCTGAACGCCCCCATACAATGTGATTACCTAAAATTGGCATCGCCTTTTTATCTTCCTCATTCATTTTATCAAACAACTCTTTTGGCAAACTTTGCTTAACCAAATGTGTGTCTTTGCTGTCTTCAATCTTATTATCAAAACCGAAGCCTATTAAATCTAAATACACGCCTTTTTCACTTTTAAATAAATGGTTCGATTCAATAGGAATGATTAAGCATTCTACTTCTGAACCATCTTTACGCTTCATTGTTTTTACAATGTTTTTTAATTGTCTTAAATTGATTTTTGTTGAAATGTTACCCATGGATTTTATTTTTAAATTATTAGTAATACTGTTCTACGTTGTCTATAATGTCTTGTTTATCGAAATTGAAGTATTGTACTATGACATCAATTACTTTTGAATAGAGGTCGCTAAAATCATCTTCTGTCATACTTGCAAAACTGATGCTCTTGGCTTCTCTTTGAATTACACCTTGAAAGTCTACCCACTCATCATAAAATCCAGCCTCAATAATTAGATCCTTACGCATACGGTCTGAATTACTGTATCGCTCCTGGTTATCAAAAAGCATATTGATTAGTGAAAAGAACTTTCTATGAAATTTTAAGTTTCTAGGTTGCTTTACCTCACATTGGTATTCTTCGCCAACTTTAAGTTTCTTGATTTTGTCATAATCAGAATTGTAGGCAACCTTTAATGTGTTATTAAGCTGTTTTACAAGGAATAGTTTCATACTAAATAGGCGTTTTTCTTTTTTAGCATGACAACAAACTCAGAGATGACTGCATCTTGAAACCTTCGTGTTTCATCTCCAACTTCATACTGCAGATGAACGTATTCCTCAATAATTGTTTCTATAACAGATTGAGTGCCTTTTGAAACACATAATTCAGATAGAATAATTTTCTTTTCCTCTAAATTTGCTAATCCTAAAACCTCTTTATTTTCAAATACAGCATAGCTAATTGGATAAGATATTGGTTCATCATAGTTACATTCTTTAAAAAAGTCTTTAGCCTTATTTAAAGTGCTAATTTGAAGTTCATTCATTGGAATTTCACGATACAACTCATTTTGATAAATCTTGAATTTAGATGCTAGATTATCATTGCTAACTTTAGTTTTAGCTTGATTAAAGACTAAACTTGGAAGCACAGTAGTATTTCCTACTTCATCAATATTTAAAAGCCCACTTAGTCCCTTAGGGGCTATTTTTATCTCATTCAAGATTTCTATGTATTCATCTGACATTAGTTCAGAGTTCAATACAGCAAAGTCTGATGATATGCACTCTATATATTCGGAATCAGAACAATTAAAGAGTATATTTTTAATGATTTCCTTATCTGTACATTGATAAATGACATTCCATATTTTTGATGGAACTTCCCAACCATATTTCACCAGTCTATTTTCATCAATATCAATATTGACTAGATCATAATCATAGACAGAATTTTTATTGGAATTAAAGCATTTGATGCCTCTTCTAAATAAGTTGAATCCTTCTGTAGCTTTCTCTAAAATCTTTCCATGCTTACATTCAAATAGAACTTTTCTGTTTTCGGAAAAATATTTGTCAAAGTCTCCAACAAATGATGCTATCTCCTTTCTGTTTCTGATATAAAAATGAGTTTCATCTTCAACTGGACCTATATCACTTACATATTCTAAAGATGGATGTCCTTCATCTATTGCATTACAGTATAACTCTCTTATTGCTTGCCAAAGCTTCCAATCCTTACCAAATTCAGTAGTAATGCTTGTTTTAGTGCTATTAATTGTAATTACCTCAAAATCATTATCTCTAAATTGTGCTTTTTCTGTACCAATTTCAATTTTTTCATTCCCTGCATAGATTGAAACCTCGAAACCATTTCTTAATAAAAATGCTAGAGCGTATTTATTTCCACTACCAAACATTCCTATTTTACCGTTTAATCCTCTTTTAGTAGAAGCACCTAAAAGTGTAAGTGCTTCTACATTGATTATTCCTTTGTTAGAAATTCTTAAATATTTCATTACCTTTTTTCTTTTAGAATTACTGATGATTTTCTATATGTGATTTCAGGCAATTCAATTTCTTCGCCATCTTCTGTAGCCGTTAGTAATCCTTTTTCTTTTGATATAAAAGCTTGTTTAGATTTTTCTTCAATAGCTTTTTTTGATGCTTCGGCTTCTTGCCATTCTTTAATGTGGTTGTATTTAAAGGTTCTGCCACCATTTCTAACTTCAATCATAAAGCCCTTGTAACCATCTTTATAATCAGAAGCTTCATTAGAGATATTTTCTAGATGTTCATCTTTGAAGGACTTAACAATAGCTAATGAGTTTTCTAAATTTTTACGTTCCTTTTCTAGATAGATAAGCGCATCTAGTGTAGTTATTTCGCCTTCTTTTGCACGATGAATTGCATTCATCATTTCATCCTGCATTTTTATATGTAATTCTGACATTGCTCCCATGATTATGCGTTTTGAAAGTTTAATAATTCATTAATTTTTGTTTCAACAGATTTGCTTACTGCATAGTGTTTTCTAACATCTTGTATGCTGGATATTTTGCCTTTATTAATGGCATCAGTAACATTCAGCCACTCTTTAGTAAAGTTTTTTGCCTTATCTGTAATATTTAACCAAGACTTATCAGTTTGTGTAGAACCTTGAGTACTTGTACTTGAATTATTACTAGTAGAAGTTGAAGATGGTGTTTGGGTTTTACTTGAAGAATCAAATCTTAATCTTCCATTTTCATCCTTTGCAGTAAGTTTTATTACTTTTCCATTTTTAAATTCCGAATACCAAATCCAATCTTTAAGTTTTAAATTCCAAGTTTGTTTTGCTTTATTGCCTTCAAGTTTAAACTCATTAGAGTTTAATTTTAATTGTATTAAAGGATAGTCATAAAGCTCACGACCAATTCCCCAACGAAACCCTGCACGTTTAAATGCATCAGATGCACGCCCTTTGGTTTTTTCAGTCATGCTTTCGGTACCAACATCTTGTCTCCAAATCCATTCATCATCAATCTTAATTCCAATAGAACAGAATAATTGACCATCAATCAACTCATATTTGTCCTGCCAATTAGGTCCACAAACTTCATCAAGTCTGTTCATATCCACTCTAGCATCTTTATAGGCTAGGATTGTAGCATAACCGCCTTTATTTATAGATTGTACACGAAAGTCTACATCTTCTATTTTTAAAGGTTCTTTTAGCTTTTCTAATAAATCTTTCATAATTTTACATTGTTATAATTAAACTTCGGTTTAGATAATTGCCACTATTAGCGTAGTGGCTTTTTATTTTTCTTGATAATCTTTTTTGAATTGTTTGTTTTCTTGTTTGTAACATTGAAGTCTCAACCATAAATAGCACACCAAGCCTGTTAGCGCAGATATTATCAAAGTCACTTCTTCATTGTTATCCATAAATTCAAATAAAGCATTCATCGTTTTTTCTTTTTTAGTTTTTTTAATAGGTATTCTGTAGCTTCAGCATCCGTGATTAATGGCTTTTTAGTTGGTGTTTCAACTTCCTCTTTAGGAACATTAACACCAAGCATTTTAAATAGCCTTGGCATTTCCTTTTTAGGTAAAGCCTGTATCACATGATATGCTGTTTCAGCAGTCATTATCCTACTTTAGATATTTTGGTGTTATAAACTTTGATTGTGCTTTTAAGTCCTTCATAGGTGCTTATTAGATCATCGCATTTTGATACGGAATGGCGAACCAACTCAACAACTGTGTCTACACTTTTTTCGCTTTTTATTGTAACACCAGCAAGTAAATCTCTAATTGTAGATTCTGATGCCATGCCATCTTTTACTGAAATAATTGAATAATCTCTTTTTTCAAGAACATCATTCATTGCATCTCTTAAATCTTTAGGTATCGGTTCTGATATTTTAAAATTCATCACTTATTGATTTTAGTTATTATTGAACTCGTTTATTAATGCTTCTAATCCCTTACTTTCAAATGATTTTCCAGTTAATAGGGTGTATAAATATTGTGCTACAGATTGATGAGCATGAGCCCTTGTAGTGTTATCTGTTCTTTCAGCTTCGTTAAACCATTTATGCATTAGGTTTATTAAATCTTCGGCTGAATTGGCTTTTTCGTAATCGCTCTTTAACCAAATACCTATTAATGGCATTGCAGCGAAATAGATTGTTAAATCGGGTTTCATAAAAATTAATTTCATACTTTTGTTTTTTAATTCAATTCATTGTTTTTCGTAGAATAGTGGGTTGTTTTGATTTACACCGCCCTCTTTTGAGGGCTTTTTTTAATCCAAACTTCCACAACCCCTAACAGCATTTGCAAAGGCTATTAATTCAGCTTCCTTTTTTACTTTAGGAGTTAATCTTAACCATGCATAGTCAAGTTCAACCTCATAGACTACATCTCTGTTTTCTACTTTAGTTTTTAAAGTTTCTAAATCAATTCTTTGTGAAGAATGCCCCCAATCATCAGTTAAATAGGCGTAGTTTCTGTAAACAGCTCCATTCCCTTTGTAGTTTCTAGCATGTATTTGCTCTAATTGTTCAAAGGTGTAATCCTGTACATCAGTTTGAACTGTTTTGAAAGATGAGTTGGTTTCTGTTACTCTTAATAACTCAGTCCACTTAAATTTTACTTTGATTGTGTGCATAATTTCGTAGATTTGTGTAATTGTTTTGATTTTACAATACAAAAATACATACAAAGTTTGTTTTTACAAAATAAAAACACACAAAAAACACACGTATTGATTAATTAAAACAATATTCAACTGATTATGAAAGCTTTAGAGATTAGAAATATTAGAAAAGAGTTAGGTAAAACACAAGCTGAGTTTGCTAAATTATTAGGAGTTTCTAAAAACTCTGTTCAATTATGGGAGACAGAAAAGAGAAATCCAAGCCCTAGTATGGTTTTTTTAATAAAAGAAACATACAAAAAACACACAGAAAATTTAAAAGAAAACGAATTTGAAAATAAAAATGGAAATAAATTCACTGAACTTCCAGATGGATCTTTAATGATTCAAGTGCCATTAGTTCCATTTAATGCTTATGCATCTTTTCTAGAAGTCTATGAAGATGAATATAAAGTAAAAAGCAAATTTGAAACAACATACTTTACAGTAGATAAAATTGGTAAAGGCAATTATATAGCGTTTACTGTAAAGAATGATAGTATGAATGGTGGAATGTTAGATGATACTCCTTCAGGTGCACAAGTTTTAGCTAGAGAACTTGGAAAGCAACATTGGAGAGATGGCTTTAATTCAACTCAATATGGTTGGATTATAATTTGTGAAACTGGAATCTTTCATAAAGACATTAAAGGTCCAGATGAAAAAGGGGATATAACTTGTGTTTCAAGAAACAAATCTCCAGAGTTTCCAGAATTCCCTATAAGTTTAAATGAGGTGCATTCGATTTACAAAGTAATTAAAAGAACATTTTAA